GCCAAATGCCACACATGGACAAAGTAACTTTTAGTGGACAAGAAAAAGTTGATAGCACTGCAGAAATTGCTATGCGAGAGGGTATGGAGGCCACTAGATATGGCTTAACCCCTACTCGTGGTCAAAAATTATTGGGAGTTGGTCAAGGACTTGCACAAGCAACCTTTGGTATTGCTGCTGGAGCAATGGCTGCAATGCCAGGAGTTGCCGAAGTTGGTGCAAGTGCTGGTAACTATTACGGAGCATCTATTCGTTCTAATATGAGCCGTACTTCAATAATGAATGCCACTTTTGGTGGTTTAGCGGGTGGAGTTACGAGCACTCTTTCTTCTTCAAATATTGCAAGTATTGCTGCAGCAAGAGGCATTATGCCAGGAAGTGCTCAATACAATGCTTTAGTTGCAGATGTTGGTGGTGCTGCACGGTATATGAACATGGCAAATGAAAACGCTATGGTTGCCATGTCTGGTTTTACTCAAGGAGACTTTTCCTCTCGTTTATACAACATCGGTGTTAGCACTTACGATTCAAAAACTGGTAAGGCTCGAGGCCAAGATGAAATTTTTGGTCAACTCTACGGTCGTCTCACTCAAGGTCAAGGAAAAATGAGTGTAGAAGAGACTATGAATAGTTTTCAAGCAGGTGGTTTTAACAAAGCAGTTACTGATTTAGGAATGACGGAAGACCAAAGACAACTTTTTATGCAATACTCTGTTGATAGAGCAGCAGGAAAACCAACTGATTTATCTAAACTAGGGTATGGACAAAATCCTCTAGCGGATAAAATGCGTATTACCGCATCTGATACATCGGTTTTAAATACGTACACCGAACCCGTATTAAAAGGACTTAAAGCAGCAGCCGATTTAATTGAGACCACAGTTAATCCTGCATTAGAAAAATTGGCTAGTACTGCAGGAGTGGCATCAGGATTTTTAGGCGGTATGGGTGAATCACGTGCAGGAATGGGCATGGGTATCGCTGGTGGTGGCATTGTTCAAGGATTGATGACTGCTGGTGGGGCTTTCTTAGGTGCTAAAGGTGCTAAAGGTCTTTTAGGCAAAGGCGGTTCTACTGGGGTTAAAGCAGGAGGTTTTAAGGGTCTTTTAGGAAAAGCAGGACTTGCTGGATTAACCTACATGGGATTAGAGCAAGTACAAAAGTTTTTTAACAAAGCAGATGTTCCAGATGAAATGCGTTATATCGCAAACCTTTTATTTGACGCAGGTCAAGGTGGGTTGACTGGATTAGCAACAGGAAACCCTTATGCAGCCCTTGCTGGTACAGTCGCAGGCACTGCTGGTGGTGTTGCAAACCCTTACGGTGGTAGAGGCGGTGGTACTCCAGGATTTGGTGCTGCTTTTGGTTCTAGTGGCGTAAATAGTGCAAACCCCTCTTCACCAATTACTAATGGTGGTGTAGGAACACCTTACGGTGCTACGGGAAGTCTATGGTCTGGGGGAAGTCACACAGGTCAAGATTACCCATGTGCTGTTGGAACTCCTGTTCACGCATCATTAGGTGGAATGGTTATTAATACAAACCCTGGTTCAGATTACGGTAAAACTGTAGAAATTGACCACGGAAACGGTTATCAAACTTTGTACGGACATTTATCGGAAGTACTGGTCAAAGTTGGAGACACTGTTACGCAAGGACAGTTAATTGCAAAAAGCGGAGACACTGGAAAAGTTACAGGTCCTCACTTGCACTATGAAGTACGTAAAGGAAAAAATAACCCAGTAAATCCTGATGAATTAAGCAAAGCAGGAGGTTCTGGTTTAGCAGGAGTTCTGGGTGCAAGTGGCAATAGTGGAACATCTACTAACGGGCAACAGTTATCGGCTATTGTTGGTTCTAAATCTTTACAAGAATTACTAAGTGGGGGTATAGGAAATCTTCCTGCTGAACTTTTGGGTAGTGCTAGTAGTGGTAGTGCTACAAGTGGTGGAGCAAAGGTAATCCTTGGAACTGGTAGTGAAAAAGAATGGGCTACTGGTCTTCTTCAAAAAATGGGTGCTCCAGTCAGTGATGCTTCTATAAATGCTCTTACTACATGGATGCGTCATGAAGGTGGACACTGGAAAAACTCTGCTCACTACAATCCTTTAAATACCACATTAGACATGAGTAACAATGAGTCTATGAATAGTGTGGGAGTAAAACGCTACAAATCTTGGGAAGAAGGCTACGCAGCAACTATAGGAACGTTGACAGGAAAAAATGCTGGGGACCGTGGGTATACAGCAATTGTAGATGCTTTAAAGTCAGGTGCTTCGACAGACACTATTTTGGCAGCAGTAAATAACTCAGCATGGATGACTGGTAAAACGGGAAAAAATCCGTATAAGTTCCAAGGTGGAGGCTCACCCTCAGTTGCAACACTTAACTCTTCAGCAGGACTAAATATATCTCCGTCTATCACAATTAATGTAAGCGTTCAACAAGCATCTTACGCTGAGGCTATGAGTCTTGTTGAAATTGTTAAAACTCAACTTGAAAAAGAAAATTTACTTAGAATAGTGGGTGGGAAATAATGCCTGACGTAAAGGGTTTAGGTGCTAAAGCAGACCAAGAAAAAAGGTTGGCTGCTTCTCTTAAGGCTGCACAAGATGCAAATGAGAAAGCAAAATTTGCTAAAACCGTAGCGGAAAGGGCTAAGTCTAAAGAAGCAACCTTAAAAGGACTACTAACACAACTTGATTTGCTGGAGGCTGAAAAAATAAGGCTTTCTGGTTTAAGAACTTCTTATGAAAACAACCTTAATAATTTAATCCTTAGTAATGCCAGTGAAGCAAGCATTGCTGCTGCTAAAAAACTTTGGGTTGATACAGATAACTCTATTAAAAAAATCGACACTAATATTGCAAAAAAGGCTAAAGAATACGGAGATGCAGCCAATAATGGTAAAGTTTCTGCACGAGCAGGGGCTGCACAGTTTCGAAAAGAAGCCAAGGTTAGGCAACAATTAGCAAAGGCTAAAAAAGACAGAGCCAATCCTAATGGAAGTAAAAATACTAAAGAAGATACTGATGGTGCAAATGAAAACCCTATTAGATTTAATGCTCCTATGGTTAGGTCAGCATACTTTGGAACAAACCACCATTCAACTAAGTATTTAACCGCTAAAGGAGCACTACCGCCTGCTGCTTCACAACTTCTTGCTGACCTCGGTAACTTTGGTGACGGACAAACTAACAGAGGGTTTATTATTCCAAACAAAAGGTCTGTTGATGCAGCCTTGTCTAAACTAGATGCTAAAGATAAAGCAATAGTTGGTGGGTATAAAGTTCCTTACGGATTTAGGTTTCATTACAATCCTCAATTTGTAACACAATCTTACGGTTCCATAACAGGTATTTCCCCAGAATTACTTGAGTCTGGAAAAGACAAGACAAACATGATAACTACTCCTGCTTCTAGTAGTTCAATTTCAATTACCTTGTACTTAAACAGAATTGAAGACATGAACGCTTTGGCAGACTTTAACGTTAAAGAACCAAGTTATTTTGCTCCCATTAACTCTGATGAGAAATCTCTAAAGTACTACCCAGAAATAGTTTCAGCATCAGACCGTAAACTAATTAAAGACTTTGGAACAATGTACGATTTAGACTTTCTTTTTAAAGCAATAAACGGTGATATGGGTGGATACAAAAGCCCATTGCGTGGAATAAAAACTGGCGATGTTGGCTGGTTAAACGGTATTGCAGTTGAGGTTCACATGGGAAGAAAACTAAGATATTTAGCAAGAGTAACAAACATCAGCGTTAATCATGTTCAGTTCACTGAAAATATGGTTCCAACATTAACTACCGTAGTTCTTACTATGGCACGGTTTCATGATGCAATGGTTAAGGATTAAAAGTGATTCCTTTATCTAGTAGATACGCTGATGGCCTTTTGTTAAAGGCTTACCACCCAGTCAAATTAAGTTTTGAAGTTGGTGTTTATCGTGTTTTCCCTAATAACGTCTCTGGAGTTTTTTACTACTCTTGGGTAGAAGGTGACCGCCTTGATATTTTAGCAAGCAGATTTTTGGGTGACTCTCGTCTTTGGTGGGTTATCATGGACTATAACGATGACATCCATAGTCCTTTTGAATTAGTTCCTGGTCAACAGTTAAGGATTCCAGTTCATGTCTTATAATCAAAAGTATTCTTCACGTGAACACAACTCTTTTTCTGTAGAGTTTCCTGATTATCCAACTTTTGGGTTTTCTGCTGACAATATAACGTTAGAACAAAAAGTTAATACTCACGACGTTCTTACTATAGCCTTTACAAATTTTAATTTGGCTATGCTAAAAGGGCTAAAAACACAATCGCCAGTAGTCGTTAATTGGAAAACCTCTAATCAAGTACGTGGAACTTTTTATGGGGTTGTTTATGGAGTCCAAAGAACTCATGCTGTTCAATCCAGCAAAGACGTTCAAATTATTTGTTTAGGGTTGACTTTTTTAATGAAAGAGTCTAGGTCTGGTATTTGGACAAATAAAACAATTAATGAAGTAGTTAGTATTGTTGCAAAAAGAAACAAACTAAAAGCAGTAGTTAGTGGTCATCCAGCAAGATACTCTCAGATTACACAACAAGGAGAAAGTGATTGGGAGTTTTTACAAAGACTAGCGGATGATAGTGGCTATACCATCGCTATTAAAGATAAAACTATTCTCTTTAGAACCATTGACGAAATTGTTTCTGAGTCTATTGGTGGAATGCCTATTTTATACCAAGAGCAAACCTTTATGCCAGCATTTTCTAGCCTACAAGAACAAACACTAGATAGACTGACTCCGTTGTATGGAGACTACTTAGAAAGCCCTGACTTGCCTAACAACTCTAACAAAATTACTAGAGGTGTTGACCCGATAAAAGCACTTACGTTTACTTCTACTGAGTCACCAAAAAATAAACAACAAACAAGAAAAGTTAAATCTGACCCCATTTTCAACCAAGAACTTACTAACGTAGTTGTTAATACAAAAGAATTCTCTCAATCTGTAGCAAAAGCAAAGGCTGCTAAAGCACGTTTTAACATACCTGCAAAATTTAAAAGCCAAGGTGACCCACGAATAGTTCCAAATTCTTTGGTAGAAGTTAAAGGGATACTAGGAGATGCCGATGGCTATTGGTTAGTACACAAGGTTACTCACTACATAAACGTTAATGGTGTGTACCAATGTAACGGCACTTTGCTTAGTGACGGTAAAGAACAAAATTATAGAAAACAACCTAACACAAATACACAGCCTGATAGTCCGTATGTAAACATACAGGCTATACTAAAAAACCAAGCCGCAACAAAAAATAAACCTTCGTATACCGCACCAACAATTTTGTTTAAAAATGGAAAAGCCACAACACTAACTGGGAAATGGAGTTAAGCATGTCGTATGAATCCGCAATAAGTTTTCCAATTCGCTTAGACAGTTATGGGAATCTTGCAACCACGGTTGACCCTAGTAAAATTTGGGCTGATAGAGTAACCTCTGTAATCGGTACTATGGTTGGTGAAAGAATCAATCGTCCAAATTTTGGAACACGTATTGCTCGTCAATGGATGAATGGATTGAGCGGTATTCAAGGGGATATAGAGTCTGAAATTCAACAGGCGTTTATATCGTTTCTTCCTTTACTAAACTTGCTTGAAACTTCTTTTGAACACGACGATGCAAATGGGTCTCTTAAAGTTATACTTACCTACGCACTACCAAACGATAAGGAAGAGTCTACTGTAATTGCTCTTGTCAGTATTGGCAATAAACAACCTCAGTATCAGGAGAACATCTAATGGCACTTAATCAAATCCCAATAACAATTGACTATACAAGCAGGGACTATGAAGCCCTTCGTGAAGAATTAGTTGCTCGAATTAAGGAACGAATTCCTGAATGGAATGGTTCCGATAATGGTGACTTCGGCGTAGTTTTAGCAGAAGCATTTGCTTACATGGGAGATGTTGCAAACTACTACATTGACCGAATTGCTAACGAGTCTTTTTTATCAACAGCAACTCAACGCGAAAGTATTTTAGCAATTGCGGAGACGTATGGTTACGTGCCTTCTGGGTATAAAAATGCTTCAGTCGATGTTGTTTTTTATAATAACTCTTCTTCTGCTGTAACTATTCCAGCAGAAACTCGTATAGATGGCGAAGTAATTTCAAATGACACGGTAGAAACAATCACTTTTACAACAACAGACAGCCTTATAGTTCCACCATTTTCTAATCAAGCACGAGGTGAAGCCACAGTTCTTGCGTATGAAGGAAAGTTGAATACTGTTGAAGCAAACGATGTTTATGGTGTTCTACTCGGAACTTCGGATGCAGAACCTTCTCAATCTTTTATTATTGATGACTTTCCAGTTGTAACTAATAGCGTTGAAATATACGTTCAGGGAGGCACTGCTTGGAAAAAATGGCAGAGAGTAACTCATTTAATTGATTTTAGTGCAAATGATGCAGTCTTTACTACGCGTTTAACACCAGATAATGAAGTAATCGTTCTTTTTGGAGATGGTATCTCTGGAGCAATTCCTACATACCAATCAGCAATTAGAGCAAAATATATTGTAGGTGGAGGAAATTCAGGGAATGTCCCAAGCGGTACTTTAATTAATATTGCCCGTGTTCCTGGTCTTTCACAAACACAGGTTTCTGCTTTAAACGGTGTAATAGACGTTAATAACGTAAATGCTGCTGTTGGAGGAAACGAGCCAGAAGATAATGAATCTATTCGTGCTGGTGCACCATTATTTTTACGCACTCAAAACAGAGCAGTAACCCTCGATGATTTTCAAAATTTAGCCTTGTCTGTCGAAAATTGCGGTAAAGCAAAAGCCGTTGGAACATCTGCTACTGCTGTAACTTTGTATGTTGCCCCATACCGTGATTTTTCTGACTTTGATGCTACTCCTGGTATTGAAATAATCAATAACGTACCAACTGCAACTCTTGAGTGGAACCTGTTAAAAACAGACGTACAAAACTTTTTAGCAAATAAAATGCTTGTTGGAACAACTTTAAGTGTTATTAAGCCTGTTTACATTCCAGTAACAATGAACCTTCAATACACTCGAGAGCCAGAATTTAGCCAAACTGTTGTTGAAAAAGCAATAAAAGCAGCAATCGTTGAAAACTACTCGTATAACTTTGTTGATTTTGGACAAGAACTAACTGTTCAAAATGTCGAATCTCTTCTTCAAACCGTTGAAGGTGTAAAATTTGCTAAATGTAGGTTTCTTTATAAAACAGGTGGAACCCCAAGTTTAGCAGCCATTTCTGCTTTACCGAATGAAATATTTACTTTTGCTGAACCAGATGTGGTGCTTGAGGTTCTTTAATGAATAACGAGTATACGGGAACTTACCGAGGTGTCGTTACTAAAAATAAAGACACTGATGGTCACAGACGAATTAAGTGTAAGGTTCCTCAGTTATTTGGTGACGCAGAACTAAATTGGGCATGGCCTTTAGAAACATCAAGCCTTAAAACACAAGTTCCAGATGTTGGTGAAGGTGTTTGGATTGCCTTTGAAGGTGGAGACCCAGGCTACCCAATTTGGAGTGGCAACTTTGGAAAACCAAAAAACGGTAAGCGAGTAAACGTTAAAGTCTTGTCAGACTCCGTTTCCTTAACTGGACTGACCCCTTATTTTAAAACCGAACGTACTGCAAATGGGACTACAGAGATTGACCTTGTTGCTACCTTACTAGCCATGGCTGCTGCTTTAAAAGACCACGAAACACGCATTGCTACCCTAGAAACTCAAATAACTCAGAAAGCAAACGTTAGCCACAGCCATCCTGCCTAGTCATTCATAGCCTGTTTAGGGAGTCAAACTCCTTGTTTAACGTCAAAATTGACCTTAGTCGTTTAGGAGAATAATTATGCCCGCTTCGTATCCCGCAGGTGTCAAAGGTTTTACTACCAAGGTTGACTTTACCGACCTCGTATTAGCCGACCACGTTAATGCTCTACAAGATGAAGTTCGTGCTCTACAAGCAACTATTGGCACAGACCCACAAGTAAGTAGTGGTTGGGTTGGAACTCTCGATAAAACAACCCAAACTTGGGCAACGTTAAAAGCACGTATTGCAAATCTTGAGTACGGAGTAGTTAACGACTCACACACCCAGTACACACATAACACTGGTGGAGATACTATTCAGGCTAATGGTGCAGCCATTATTCCTTTGAAATTAAAAGGGTTTACTAGTCAAACAGCAGATTTACTACGATTTGAAAACTCAGCAGGAACAACCCTTACTAAGGTTGATAAAGACGGAAAACTTTTTATTAATAACCAGGAAATTAAGCCTGTTCTTCATCAACAGGCTCAACCAGATGGTGTGGCATTGGGATTACCTCAAGGA